TTTCAAATTTCCACATCGGGCTGAGAAAATGTTGCATGACGCGGATCAAATCGCTTGTGAACGAATTAACCGGACGGCGGATCGGCTACGCTCGCGTATCGACCGAGGATCAGAACCTAGACTTACAACGGGACGCACTGAACAAAGACGGTTGCGCCACGATCTGGGAAGACAAGGCGAGCGGATCGCGGATCGGGCGGCGCGGACTGAAACTGGCGCTAGACGATCTGGAACCGGGCGACACTTTGGTTGTGTGGAAGCTCGACAGGTTATCGCGATCAATTCGCGACCTGTTGAACATCCTGAAAGACCTAGAGGAACGCGGCGTTGCGTTCCGGGAGCTGACGTTCAACATCGATACGAGCACAGCCACCGGGCGGCTATTCTTGCACGTCGCGGCGGCGTTTGCCGAGTTCGAACGCGGCGTGATTTCAGAGCGCACCAAGGCCGGGATGTTGGCGGCAAAGCGGCGCGGTCGGAAGGTCGGCAACGCACAGAAGATCACCGGGAAAATGGTGGACGAAATGCAGGCGTTGCGCAATGTCGGGTGGTCGGCGAAACGCATAGCAGACAGTATCAACAGCAATTTCGGGCTTCGTGGCCCAAGGCGAATAAACTACCGATCGGTCTACAACTACACGGTTGAGGCGGGATCAAAACGCAAGCCGCTGCGCAAGCGGCCTAATGATTAGACGGAGCGGACAATGGTTGGCGGTAAAGTGATCGAAGCGAAGCGCATGACTGTCAAGGCGGGATACCCGCCGACGCCGGTTGATGTGGTGCGTCTCTGGTGCGTTGACGGTCATGACGAATGCGCCGTGTTTGGCGAGGTTGCCGAAGTCATGCCGGCCATCGGTGACGCGATCTGGTGGCAATCAGGAAAGATTTACTTCGACGGTGACAAGCGGACGTTACGCAAGGTTGGCAACTCGCATGATCCGTTTAATGCTTAGAGGGAGGGAACATGCTGCGAAAATCGATTTGGACGTGCTGTTTAAACAATGCAGGGTGGTACGTGTGCAGCTATAGCCACTGGGGACTGCATTGAACTCGCGAATTATTCATAGGAGGCGCATTGCGAAACGCGCCTCCTTCATTCGACGTCTACGCCGTTTCCATTTCTTTGAGCCATTTCGGCTTGGGACCATAGCCGCCATATGACAGTGTTTTGTCTGTCGGGTGATAGATGCGCGGCTTCTGTTTCATTTTGCGCCTGCCTAGCGTCGTGCCAACATCAAATATGTCAGTCAGCTTGAAACCAGCCTCGGCCGCCATCTTGCGCGCTTCGGTCTGAATGCGAGCCTTTTCTTCGTCACGCCGCTTTTCGATAACCTCTTCGGCATTAGCCTTGATGGCGATCGCTTAGCGAATCGTTACTTTTTTCCAATTGATTTTCGGCAGCATGTTTAATCCTTCCATACTATGTCGCCGTTGAACTTACGCCAGCCACGAAAGCTGGAGCGCTTCTTTATGCCGGCATTCTTATCACGCAATCGGCGCGATTTTGCAATAACCGGCGCATTCTTCTTCGTCTTGCAGCCGTGGCAAGATTTGCAGAGCACCCGGCAGTTATCCAGCCCGTTCCCGCCGTCAAAATAATCCTCTATAATGTGATCATATTCGACATCGCCGGGCCGCAATGGCTTGGTGCAGTTCTCGCAATGGCCGGCTGCTCGATCCCACGCCGCCCGTTTGGTCGTCTTGGAGAACTCAAGCCTTGCCATCGAATAGCTCCGGCATGTATCGCTTAGCAGCTTTCAGGAAAGCGTGCCGAAAATCATCGTCGGCATCTTTCAAGAATGTTGCCATCGCAATCGGATCAGCTTTGACAAAAGTCATATGTTTGCGATCGCCGACCCGGATGTCTATGCTGACATCATTTTCGCCTAACATCGGAAATAAATTCGTGTTGGCTTCACGTTTCGCGCTATCGTTTGTCATCGCTTCGCCTTGGGTATTCGTTGGCCGCCATCCAGTCGGCTATGTCGGCGCGATCCAGATGCGGAAATGCCATACACATCGCATCCAAATGCGCTCCCTGTCGTGCCCGTCCGTGCATCCGGTCGAGTAGATCCGCACGCTCCACCATATAATCAAATTCGCTCACGTGGTCGTTTCTCGGGCCGGTTGGACCTGGCGGGCCAACGAGGCGCCAGTCCTGACACCCTCCACCATTCACTAGCACAGAATGCTCTGGGTTTTTTCTTTCCGCCATTGAGAACATACTCCCTCACCATGTGCATCTGGCCGGGTTCTGTGATGTTCCATAGCACGCAAACATCCTGCCAACCCAGCCCGGTCATTATCCCGTGCCAATATTTGCCATCTGGCATCTACGCTACCTCACATTGACTCTGCAAAATCTCATCGCCGGATATTCCAAGTTCGCGACCAATCACTATCGAAACAGCATCGTTTAAAGCACAGAACGTGCTATGACCCATCTGCGCAAATGCGATCGAATGAGGTCGATATATTGTTACGCGATGCGGTCCTGTGATCCTGATGAAAACATCATCCTTATCCTGTTTGGCGGCTTTGGCAATTGTCTCGGCGAGAATAACTAGATCGCCGATAGGGATTTGTGCCGTGATATGAGATTGATCGGCGTATCCGGCCTTGGCCGTGAGCCATCGACGTAGATGATCGCGATTGCGTGGTGTAAACTCGTGACCTTCGCGCCAGTTGTCGTGTGCGGCTTTCATCATTGCAAAGAACCGCTTATGCTGTTCGGGTGATCGGGGCTTGTGCTTTTGCAGTCCGCCGCAATCATCGTATCCGTGAGGGCATGTCATGCTGCAACCTCTCTCGCGTACTTGGCCTTGAGGTCCGCGACCATCAGAGATGTCTCAAAAAGGAATTGGGAAACAGCCATTTCCATTGCCGCAATCGCTGCATCATCTCTTTGCAGGCGGCGGACATACAAGGCCATGTCAGTCGGTAGACGGGGATCATACGAAACGAAGTCGCACCACTGGCGACCAGTGCACGCCATTTGCCATTGCATTTGGCGAACATAATCACCGTCGATCTTGTCGCTTAAAAGCGTTTCGATGTGCGTGTGACTGGCTGGACATTTGAACTCGGCAAGGCCGTTGTCGCCAATCAGTGCATCAGGGGAGGCCCCTGCCATTTCTATGGTCGGATGGTCAACAAAGGCGATGCGGTCGCACTGAGCGCCGCATATAAATGCATAGGCGCTAACAGCTTCCGCTTCAACTTCGTTGCCTCTTTGCATTTCAGCAGACTTGAATGATTCGTAAGGCACACCGGTAAGGCGCTCAGCTACCAGCTCTCCCATATACCTAGCGCGTGAGGCCGATGGGGCGCCGCCGCGCCCCGATCGCATCACATCCGCAACGCGGCTGGCTGTAACCTTGCCACAGCGCATTGCATGCCACTCTGGCGTGCCTTGCTCAATCATTGCCAGCCTCTTGCTTTGCAAGATTGGCTTTGCGCCGGTCAATCATCGCCAGCGCCTTTGAATATTGAGCGGCGGGCAGGTCGCTTACCTTGTCAATTCGGAAATGCTGACAGAAGCCTGGCATGTCCTGTCCGTCTTCCGACAGAAGAGCCTTCAGGTGTTCCGATTGATCATCGGTGATGCACTCAGTTGGCGCGTTTCCATCTGGGTCCTTCACTTGGATATTGAACACGCCGCAGGTTGCATAGCGGCGTCCGTAGGTCATTGTGGAGCCGTAGGCCTGGACGGCAGTCTTGTTGACTGTTCCCTTTGCTCCGGTATCGTCGATGGGTACGTTGAACACATAGGTTTCTGCGTGTCCGCCCGAGTGAGAAGCGCGGCAGAAAATACTGATGCAACCTTCTTTGGTGGCCGAACATTCAGAAAATGAAAGTCCGAAACCGTGCTTATGGATAGCAGGCAGGGCTTTGTCGGCGATCGCATAAAGATCAGCATATTTCGACTTTGTGTGGGTGTTTTCCTGATTGCGAACGACGGTCTGCATCTCAGATTGTGCGGCTGCCATTGAAGCATTGTAAGCCTCGACGGCTCGGCGTTCCTGTATGCGCTCATGCATTTGGAACAGCCGCTCCATCTTGTCGATGTCTACGTTAGGATCTGATGCGGCGCGCTCGATCATGTTGATTAGAGCGGCGCTTTCACTCTGCGGCTGTTGAACGATCTTGCCGGTTTCTTTGTTGAGAACTGCAACGTCTGTCATCACTCTCCCTCCGTCTGCGGCAGTGCCGGCGGTAATGCCATGCTTTCCAATAGCTCAAAACAGCTGAGCTTCTCGGTTTCCTTCATCCATCGCTCACGCAGCGCTTTGCGCCGGTCGATGCGCTCTGTTATTTTTGCCTCAAATTGATCGCGCTCATATTCGAGGCTCTTGATTATTTCCGCTACTGCAGACTGCATTACTCATCTCCCAAATATAACGATGCCGACGGCGCAGACCAGGAGCACCCCGTATATCAACACCCGGCCGCGCCAGCCGACATCATCCCTCAAATCCATTTCGGCAATCCAAGAATTAGCCACGTCGCGACGGCGATGAGGAAGCCTGCAACTCCAAACTGAACGTATTTGATGAGCGTTTTTTGGGTTTGCCGATCCAGTCTAAGACGTGCCATGCTGCGCGCACTCCGTACTCCGCTAAAGTGATAAGGATGAAGACGCCAATCAACGTGGCGATTCCGCAAATACCAGCAATGAAGCCAGCACTGCGAACGATTTCAATCAGAAGCTCAACCATGGCTTCATTCCTCGCTTACTTGAGGGGTATTATCCAGCACATTGACGATTTCCTGTGCGACAGCATACAGCTGGTCATCGGTGGCGCCCGGCCAATTAGGGATGTGTCTCGAAAGAGAAAGCGTGAGCTGGATTTGCACCAAGTCATCAGCGGCAATCTCCCAGTCGGCACCGTCAATCTGAGATTGATATGATCGATGCGCAATTTCGCTCGTCATTGGTAAATCCTTTCCGCTGCAAGACAAGCAGCCATCTCAGATGTTGTTACAATGACCGGCGTCCATGGATCGGAATAGCCAACCCACTGGCGCCCATCAAAGAGGTATTCGCGACCGCGGAACTTCACGCGATCGCCTTGTGCCGGCATCACAGCACCATTCGCTGAAATTCATCCTGGCTCATGATCGGATCTGACGGCATGTTTTCGAATGCCGGATTGTCGTCGCGTATCATCTCGAGCTCGCGATCGCCGAGGCTTCCCGCCAATGTGGCGCGCACGAATCTCGACATCATATCGGTGCCAATTTCTTGCGGTGGGATATCGTCGGTCCAGAACTTTACGGCTTCGGCGTGCATCGTGAGGCCGTTGTCATCGGTCCAAATGCGGGCTTCGATGTAAAGGCAGTAGTCGCCGGTTTCAAACTCTGATGACTGCATCTGGAAAGTAAACGGTTCATATGCTTCGAACATTGCCCTGTCCTCAATACGGTTTCTCGACTTTGCCTTGATCTTGCAAGCTGCGCACTTTGAATAAACTGTCCAAAAGGTCGTCCATGTGCTTGCCAAGTTGCGCGCGCATCCCGTCTTTGAGCGCGCCAGTCACGTTGACAGCTGCATCTTTCATGCTTTTGGAAAAATCGTCGGCGCATATGCTCATCATCACCCATTCAGCCCGAGTAACTGACGAGTAAGACGAATCGGTAGGCTTTCCGGACTTGGGGTCAACACGAGCTGACCAGAAGGCCGATACGATACGGTCCAGTTCGCGGCGTATCGTTGTGTGATCGCCTTTTGGTTGCCCCCATTGGTCAATGGTGCGATATTCGCGGTCAAAACCATTGTTCACGGCATCAGCGATTGCATCGTTTATTAGCTGTTCACCGCGTTGTCGAAATGCATCGTCGATCTTGCTATTTATGGCAGCGGTTATCTTTTCGTGAAAGTCGTTCTGATCCAGCAATTCAGCGACTGCATTTTCAACTACAGCCGCTTCAATTTTTGCCCGGTCTAGTTGCATTGCCCTGTCCTTCAAAGGAGCCCGGCTAGATGATTGGGGAACCTCTAGCCGGGCAGTTGGGCGATCCGCTGTGGGCCGGATCACCTGGGGAGGAAACCGCTGGAGAGAAAGCGGCTTCGGGAAACTGATGGTGAGGACCGGGCCCCGCTACCGGTCTGTCGCCTCCTACCCCCAAAGGGCAGCCCGGCGTCCATCCCGGTCCTCTATCGGAGGCTGGCGATCATCCTGGAGAGATTACGACTGCCTCCGATGCAATGACATTGCGTCATATAATCCGGCATGTCAAATCTTTTTTCTCCACCCTGTGGAAAAAATTTCACTAAGAGGATTTTTATTGAACATGACGCGAAGTCAGGATATACACAAGCACATGAACACCTGGCACGATTTAATCAGAGCGTGGGGCGGTCCCATCGCATTCGCCGAATCTATCGGCGTATCTCAGGACGCCGCGCTGCAAATGTCCAGCCGCAACAATGTACATTCGCGACATTGGGCGGTTATTGTGGCACGCGCGCCTCACGCGGGAGTCGATGGTATCACTTTCGAGCTGCTGGCATCTTTGCGTTGGGGGAGGCAGGCGAAGGCCCAATCCATGTTTCGCAAGCGACCGCAAGCCGAAGCGAATCAGGTAGCTGTGTAAGTTTGCTGGCGCCGGGGTTCCCTTCCAGGCGATGGCGGCGCGTCTGACTAAGCAGAGAGGGATGATCCGGCCCGGCGCTTGCCGCTTCCGAGCGGGAGACACATACCCGGCAAATTGTCCCATCGCCGTCAACCATCAACGGGGAGAAAAATGAGCATCCGTCAGCAGATTAGGGACATGATCGAAAGCGGTCTGAGCAATATCGAAATCGCTGAAATCATCGGCCGCACGCGGTCATATGTGGCAGCGGCGCGCTGCCAGCTTAACATACCGAGCGAGAGCGGCCGGAGATCAAATTTTCAAGGAAACAGCGTTTGGTCTGCCGATGCCGACAGGTACATGAAGCACGCGGTTAGTCGCGGCATGTCACGGAGGGAGGTTGCGGAAAAACTCGGCACGACCAAGAACGCCGTTATTGGCCGCATGCATCGCCTTCGCCAAAAAGAAAGCGCCCCGGCAGGGAGTTAGCCGGGGCGCTTCCGTGTAGTTCTCACAGGGCAATGTGATTGGATATCAAATGCCACAAATGAACACATCATGCAATCCCCTTCCGCAACTGGCGGGGGATAAGTCATGAGCGGGTACACAAAAACATACCGCTCGGTATTCAGCCATGAGTTATTCGCGGGCGATGAATTTTCGCGGCGTGATGCGTGGCTTTGGATCATATCGCAAGCAGCCTGGAAACCGCATAGATTCCGCCACAAAAAGAAGATGATCGACATTGCTAGAGGTCAACTTCCGGGTGCTCGCCGGCACCTAGCAGAAGCTTGGGGATGGGGAGAGCAGCGGGTTCGGACGTTTCTTGATGAACTGGCTACAGAAGGAATGATTGAACTATCTTATAACCAGCAACTAACCATCATAAACGTTT